TCTTTTCGAGCCGCTATAAAAAACACAGCGCCTTCATGGGCTAAGTTTTTTAAATTTTATATTAAAGATAACTATTCTGAAGAATATAATTTACTACTAGATAGATTTTACGATGCAGAGGATGGTAATTTTTGGCTTAGTTTTCCATCAGCAGAAAGAAATAAAGTTACAGAAAAAGATATATTAGTGCTTAAAAAGAAGCACGGAGATATTGTCCCTGTAAATCTTGATAATGAATATAAGGTTATAGATATTAAAAATGAACCACCCGAAGGTTTAAAATTAAATAATCTAGATGCTATTGCAAGAGCGGCAGTTTTACCAGTAAACAATACTGCTATAACCACTGCAGGAAGTAAAAAACTTCTTTTTGAAGGACCTGGTGAAAGCGAAAATAGCAATTTCTTTAACTCTATAGGCAAGGCTAGAGCATTACAATTTGCTAATCCAGAAGATAATACTGCACCAAAAAATATTTTTAGTAAAATATATAAAATACAAAGCGCTGGAGCTACACCTTCTGCAACGGCGGCAAACTTTAAAAGATATGCGGTTACATTAAAAGACGCTATTACTACAGGTGACAATACAGCTTTTGATTTTGTAAACCTTACTTCCAACGCCAACGACCATGTAGAAATAATTCTTTATGGCGATGACGGCGTATTAGGATTAGAATATCAAGGTCGATTTTTTGTAAAAGTTGAAAAGCGTGCAAGCTTTCATGAAGATGTAGTTGCACCTTCGGGCGCTAATTTAGCAGGTTTAGCTGTTAAATTAAAAACACCAAAATCTGCTACAGAAGACGTGCAAACAAATCCGCCTAATGCAACATATCCAACATTTTTAAAAGAATTAACAGGTGCAGTAGTTAAAGCTCAAGTGTTTAAGACTACTACATTAGAAAGAGATCCTATTACTAATGATTTGGTGCCAAAAGATTTTTTTAGAAATAGAAAGATAGCGCAAATAGGTTTTACAATAGCTAGTGATAATCCGACTGGAGAGCAAGTATTGGCCAACGGAAGTGAAAATTTATCTATTATATATGGGCCTACCAATGCTCATATAGATAAGGTTTCGCCAATTTATAATGCAATACAAGTTGGGGCAAAAATTAGATTTACGGACGGAAATAAAGCGGGAGATATATATACAGTCGTTGGCGTTGGAAGTGATGTTGCAACAGGAAGCTTGCTAGGTGCTAGCAATAAATTTAAACTTAAAACAGTAGAGCTTGATAGAGGATATGTAGATGCTACTATGGCTGTTAATGCTATTGACGGTATACAAATATTAGAAGATTCTACAAGAAATTTATTAGTTAAAAATCCCGCTGTTTTTGAAGTTAAGACCGAAAAAAATATAGATTTAGATATTTACTATGAAGCATCGGACGCTTTACCAATAGCTGATTTAGACAAAAAGAATATTTTAACATATAATAATTGTATTTCTTTTGGTAATGGTGTTGAATCTACACGCATTGCGGACGATTTTAACGCACCAAGTTATGGAAAAGGTGTTAGAGTAAGTTCTATACTTAAAAAACCATTTAAAGAAGAAACAAGACAATCTGATTTAATATTTAGCGGTATTATAAATTCCAGAACAGATATTAATAATTCTAATCAATTTTTAATAGCTGAAAATATAACTAAAGCTTTGAACCCTATACATGGTTCTATACAAAAGCTGCATGCTAGGGATACCGATTTAATAGTGCTTTGTGAAGATAAATGTTTTAGAATATTAGCGAATAAAGACGCGTTATTTAACGCTGACGGAAATGCTAATGTAACATCTAATACTAATGTTCTTGGACAAGCCGTGCCTTATGTGGGAGAATATGGAATATCTAAAAACCCCGAATCTTTTGCAACATTTGGATTTAGAGTATATTTTACTGATAAAGCTAGAGGTGCTGTAATAAGATTATCTAGAGACGGTATAACTGTTATTTCTGATCAAGGAATGTCAGATTTTATACAGGATAGCATGGACGCTACTACAGACCTTTTAAACGGTTCGTATGATGAAGCCGCTGGTACTTATAATTTAAGAATAGGTAGCGAACAAATATCTTATGACGAAAACTCTAAAGGTTGGGCGACTAGATTAACTTATCAGCCTGAGTTTGCATTATCTTTAAATAGCCAATATTATAGCTTTAAGGCTGGAAGTATGTGGAAACATATTAACGCTACTAGAGCTAATTTTTACGCTAGCCAGCAGAGCACAACAGCTACTGTAATATTTAATGATTCGCCGTCATTAATTAAAAACTTTAAAACAATATTTTACGAAGGTGATTCCGGCTGGGAGGTAGATCTTGAAACTGATAAACAAACAGGTGTTACAAACGTTACTTTAAATCCAGATTTACGAAGTTCAAATTCAACTAAGTTTTTTGAACGTGAAGGAAAATATTATAATTTTATTAGCGGTGATGCGTTAACATGGACTAATAGCACTCAAAGCGGTAATTTAGATACATCAGAATTCGCAGTACAGGGTATAGGTACACCATCAGCAACGGATGATCTTGGCTCTACTATGACATTTACTTTTGCTAATGATTTACCTAATGGGGTGCAAGTAGGCGATATTGTTTTTTGTTTAGAAGCTGCCGTAGCTCCAGCTACAGTTGGAGATATAGAAAAAATAGGAGTAGTGAATATTGTAAATAGATCAACTAAAACTATTACTGTAAAAGACCAGTTTAGTGCTAGCTTGCCAACAACTAGTGAGTTTTTGTTTTTTGCAAAAGACACATCTGCAAATAAATCAGGAATATTAGGTTACTTTAATAAAGCAACATTTACAAACACAGGAACAGGTAAAAACGAACTATTCGCGGTAGGCACGGAAGCTTTTATAAGCAGCTGATAACGCGTAATAATAACATATATAATTAATTTAATATGGCAGCACCAATAGTAATACCCCTAATAAAAGCGGCAGTCGGTTTTGGCACTTCTTTTATCGGCGGACAAAAAAGACTAGAACAACAAAGAGAGGCCCAGGAATCGTATGATCAAGCATTAGACGCTTTTTCACAGCAAGATATTACAAATCCTTTTGAAGATTTAACTGTAAATACGCAAGCCGCTGAATTTGCAGCAGAGCAGCAACAACAAGGGTTAGCAGATACGTTAGCAGCAACTAGACAAGCTGCCGGGGGCTCGGGTATTGCTGCATTAGCGCAATCATTAGCAAATGTACAATCTCAAAATATTCAAAAAGCATCCGCAGATATAGGTCGGCAAGAAGCTAGAAATCAACAATTAGCAGCAAGAGGCGAATTAATGAGACAAGACCGCGAAGGTGATTTACGTGCTACGCAGCTAGGTATGGAACAGCAAAGATTAGCGCAAGCTAATGAAGCTAGACAAGAAGCGCAAAAAGCAAGACTAAAAGCCATAGGTGCTGGTGTAGGTGCTTTAGCCGGCGGTGTTGCTAATGTTATGGGTGGTGAAAATTTCTTTACCGGAGTAGCGGGGAGAAGCCAAGATCTAGATGAAGATGCTTCAAATTTATTTACAAAAGACCAACCTGAAGATCCTGTTTTAACTAAAGCGCAAGAAGACGCTATTAAGGCTTTTAATTTGATTAAACCTTTATAAAATGGCAGCAGATAGAACATTAGTATTAGGCGAGGCTATATTAGCTGAATCAAAACGACCCGTCGGCGGAGACCCTTTTATGCAGGGTTTTGAAGAAGAAAAGAAAAGACAAGAAAAATATGTCGAAGATTTAAATAATCAGACAAAAGAGTACATGGAGCAATTCAGTGCTGATATAGATTATTTGCAATATAAACCAAATGAGGCTAAATTACTTGAAGATCAATTAATAAAATACCAAGACGAATTTGCTGATGCTGCTAGCGAATATGCTAAATACGAAAATAAAACTAGCCAAAAAGCACGAGATTTAAAAAACATTATGGACCGTGCATTAGGTAAAGCAAAAGATTTAGAAACAAGATCATCTACATACCTTACAGGCAAAGCAGAATATAAAGAAGCACAACAGCAGGGTTTATATGGCAATCATTCGCAAAATGCACAAAGATTACAAAACAGCAATAACGCTTATGTAGGTGGTATAAAAGATATAAACGAAGAAGGTGATTTTATTTTTGAAGGCGGTTTAGCATTTAAAGAATTAGAAAAACCAGCGTTTAAAGTTAGTAAACCTTTTAACGATGCTGTAGAAAATGCAAGTACTCTTTTTGGTAAAACAAAAACAACGCCAACATCAGACGAACAAATTAACGTTCAAGTTGATAAAGCAATGAATGCTTTAACGGATGACGCTTTTTACGCTTTAATAGGCACTAATCAAAATGAATTATTTAACTTTGATGGTTTTACTATTAACGAAAACAAAGAAGGTGAAAAAACTGAAGACAGAAAAGCAGAATTAAGGCAACAATTGTTTGAGTCTTTTAGAGACATAGCTAATAAATCATATAAACGACCTGCGTCTTCAACTGTTAGGGGCACTGGGAATATACCTGCGGCTATTCAAGAAGAGCGATATAAGAGGGCAGACGCTTTAAATACTTGGAATAAAGGTCTATCTACAACAATACAGCTTGAGAATGGATACCTTACAGCTGTGCCTAAAGGATCTATGGAAGGACGAATTTGGGAAATTAAACAATATGATAAAGAAGGAAACCCAATAGAGGGTTTGTTTCCTGCTTTAAAACAAACCACTAGTTTTGATGAATTTTTCGCGTTTCATAAAGGCGGAGTAAACTAATAATTAAATATAATAGCATGTACAAAAAAGGCGATAAAGTTCTTTCTATTACAGAAGCTACAGCAAAAGCTAAATTTGGCAACCTTGATGTTAATGATTGGGCCAACACATTTGGGTGGCAATTAGTTGAAGAGGGAAAGACAAACGGTTCTACGGAAAAGACTCCGCCGATAGGACCAGAAAAAATAGATACGGCCGCTGGGGATTCCAGTTTGGCCGATACTTCATTGGAGTCACCAGAGATTGAAATATTTGATCCGCAAATGTTGCCAGAGGTAAACAACGAAGGTGTTGTTACCTCAGATCCATATATGGGGCAAACCATATCATGGGACCAATTTGGTAATGAAACAGTTACTAGCGACGAAATTGATTCTAAAAAAGTTATAGTTCCTATATCTAGTAAACAAGCTAGGCAGCAGCAGAACTCACAAGAGTGGAACGCATATAATTTAACACCGCAAGCTGAGTTAGCTAGAGCAAACGCTTCTGATGCTACCAACGTAAACATCGTTGATTTAGAAGGTATGAGAACTAATCTTAATTTAGGTTCTGACCCTAAAGATGTTTATAATGTTAAATTTTACGGTGGCACACCTACTACAACACAAGAAGATATTCAATTTACTAAAGAAGACGAAAAATTAGAGATAGACTCAAAAAAAATATATACTGAGTCTAACCCTGACTCTAATAATGAGTTTGTAGAAAAATATTATAATGCTCGTTATTTAAAAGGTTTAGGTGTAAATGTAGATGATTTCCAGGGTTATTTAAATGAAAATGGATTTTCTTCTGATTTTGAAGAAGATATTAATGACGGTGTTTATGGAGATTTAGAAGCGCAGCAAAAATATAAAGACCGTGACGATATTGCTCCAATGCCTAAACAGCAAAAACAAATTTTAGCTAAAGAAAGAGCATTAAACCAGTTTTTAGCAAACTATTTACAAGAAACACAAGATCATACTAATAAAAAAGATTTTGTAAAAGATTACGAGTCTAATCCTGATAAATATAAAGATATTGCAGGATTTGATTTAGCTTTTGATTCTTATAATGAAAAAAATAAAAAACAAAAGCCTATATATGATTATAATGAATATTTTAATTATTATAAAGATAATTTTTCTAACCTTTATGCTCAAGACCAAGAATTAGCTTTAG